GCTGAAACATGACCAGCCCTTCGGCCTTGGTGGCCGGTTTGCGGGTCACATCCACCTGTGCGGCATGAGTGTCCAGCCACTCACCGCTGGAATCCAGCGGGATGGCCTGCTTGTGGATGACAGAAAGAAAGTTGTAGAGCTGCCACTGGCCCCAGCAGAACAGCTCCAGAATGCCGCGCACCACGCCCTTGTTCAGATTGAGACGGGTGGGCAGGTAACCTTTGGCCGCGTACTCGTCCTGTACAGCTTCAATACGCGAGAAGAGCGAAGCCCGAAGGTCGGCAATGTCTTTAGAAAGCCGAGGTGAGGTCTGCGTGTCTGCCATCACTGATCACCAATTCCCTGACCGTCTTGTCTGCCCTCAGGATGAGGTTGAACGGCTGGTCTTCACCGATAAAACGCCATGCTACTGTCACGGACAGGCTTTTTTCATCCCATGAAAGGATGGTGCATTTGACCGAACCCACCACAACGCGGGGATCCGCTTCCACCCGCATGGTCACTTCCACCAGAAAAGCGGCCCGTGTCGTTTCCGTATTTTCCTCAAACACCCAATCGTAAATGAGCGAGCCAAAATCCAAATCGTAAAAAAGACCACCCAGCCGGGTAAGCAGACGCAGCTTGACATCCTGCACACCGGTTTCCACCTCGGAGGTCAGCACAAGCTCGCCGTTGGCGGCCACTCTGGCCTGCCCGGCATCGTCAAGGGCTATGTCCTGCCCCCATCTGTCTCCAGTCGTGGTACTCATGGCCGGAAATGTAGCCCGAAAAACAAAGCCGCGCCCGGAAAGGGCGCGTTCCATGCGAACAAATCGCAGCCTCATACCGGCTGTTTTGTCACGCAAAATGAGAATGGATCAATGCGGGCAACTCCCCCCGCTACGGCTTGCGGCATAAGCATTGCCGGAAACGCTCAGGTCTCCATTAACCATCAGCGGCCCGTTAAGTGTCAGGCTGCCGTTGGTTGTCCGATGGGCGTTTTCCGTAGTTTGGCCAGTCCCACCGCCCGCACCGCTGCTGGTTTCATTCCCGTTTTTCACGATCTGCGGCGCGGTCAGGGTCAATGTTCCGGCGGCTTCCACCGTTGCGTTGCCGGATGCCTTGATGACGGCATTGCCGCCGATCTCCACTGTCCAGTCTTTCGGGGAAATGGTGAGAAAAGAGCCGTCCTTTTCGATTTTGAGACTCACGCCCGGCGTCTGCTGGATGATCAGCTCGTTCAGGCCGCATTCCGGCGCGGTGTTGCCCTGCCACCGAAAATTGCTGATGCGCGGGTAATTGGGATCGCCGTCATAGTAGGAAAGGTCGCACAGCGTGCCCACAGCAGGCGGGCAGACAATGCCCCGCTTCGGCCCGCCCCATATGATGGGGATTTCCACCTGCGGGATGATCGGCTCTCTGGGGTCAGGGGAGTCGTCGTTACGCAGGGGCTGGACATCGGCGTAATACCGCCCGTCAGAGGCATAAGCAGCCACCACCTTTGCCTTGCGCGTCACCCGGTAGTAGGTACGCAAGTCGGGCATGGCCAGCTCTATGGCCCGTTTGAGGGTCTGTAGCAGGCTTTTCTCCATCATCCCCACCCGTCATCCTTTCCGTAACCGATGGTTGTGGTGTTGCCGTTCGCGCCCAAGGTGTGGCTCACTTCCTGCGCCCGTACCAGCTCCGAAAATTGCCGCCTTGCGTCCCTGATGCGCACCAGACGGCTGTGGGTCAGGCCCGGCAGGATGCTGGACACGGCATAGCTCATTCCAGCCGGATTCGGGCTGTTGCGGATCAGGTTGGCCGCCGATTCGATCACAAACACATCCCCCGGCTCGTCCTGATCAGACCAGTACAGCCCGGCTTCGCCCAGCCAGACTGCGTGCCTGGAAAGATCATGCCCCCAGCTCCGCTCCAGACTTGATGCAAGCTGCTTGATGGCACGAGCCACGGTAACCCCGGAAAAAACAATATGTGGCAGGGTTTCGGTCGGGATACTTACCGAAGCCACAGGCAGGCCGGTCTGCGCCAGCAGACGCCTGGCAACAACATCCGCCGGTTCGCCGTGCATGGCCTCGGTGACCGTGGTGTCTATGAGAGCCTGTTCCAGACCCACGGCAAAAACCCGCACAGCATCCGCCCCGGCAGGCTGAAAGTCCTTGATGGTGCCTGACCAGTCGTGCCATGTTCCCCCTTCGCCCCGATGGCCAAAGCGCACCCGAACGCTCTGTTTTTTGGCCAGACCTGCCTGCACCGCGCCATCAGCATCAGGGATATCCACCTCGCAGGTGCTGACAACGGCCCGGCGGCGCAGGGTCAGCACGATGCGCGGGCTACGCAGTACCTCGATACCGCCCACGGTACAGCGGATATTGATGCCCTCAATCATTGTCCACCTGCCATATCCACAATCAGGCTGTCTTCCACAGGCTGGGCTGTGGCGGTAGCAACTTTTTCTGCTGCCTGTTCGGCCAGTTCCTTGGGCGTGGGGCTTTTGGCCTGTGCCTTTTCCGTCTTCACGATGGGCGGGTTGTGTTCTACAAAGCCAAGGTTGACTGTAATTTCATCCGTCTGGTCATTCTCCGAAGACTGCAGGCGGGAAAAAACCACCTGTCGGATGCCTCGTGCCAACAGATGCCGATTGGCTACAGTGAATATTTTGGGATTGGCCTTGTCGTCCACTTCGCGAAACATACCAGACACGGTTTCCAGCTTGTCATAACAGGTGGAATCTGCATCGGTCACAAGATAAAGAGAAACGGAGATGTCCGCATCCTCAAAGCCCTGCGGCGTCTTTTTCTTGCCTGATGCGCCATCCACCTTCTGCTCATCAAAACGTACCTTGCCGTTGACGGACAGGGAACGCAGGATGCCCGGTACTTCCGCATCGCCAAGCCGCACAATGCCGTCTTCAAATGTAATCAGGTTCATGCCATTGCTCCTTCAGTCATGGCTATTTCCGCATCCAGAGCTGACCAGAAGTCCTGCGGGTTCTGCACCCCATGCAGGTGGATCTCTCCATAAATATTGACGGTTCTGCTTGACGGGCCGGATTCCGTCTGCTCAAGCTCGGTTTTGCCCTGTCTGGCAGGGGATACCCATTCCGGTGCATCCGGAATGTCTATTTCCGGGATTCGAGCCTGCGGCATGGTCAGCGTGGTCGGAGTAACAAAGGGCTGAGCTGCCAGCTGTGCAACAGGCTGGGGCATATCCGGCAAAGAACCAGACTTGATTTCCATGACCGGAACTTCCGGCGTGGGAATCATGGGCACATCCGGGGGTGGCACAACAGGTGCGGCCATAGCGGGAGGCACCACTTCCGGCATGACAGGTGCGGCGGGCGGCAGCATTTCCGGAGCAGGGGAATCTCCCCACAGGCTGTCCCACCAGCCGCCGATCTTCTCCCCAACGCCGGACAGCGCCCCGGTCACGGTTGACAGCAGCGAGGCAGCCCCGCCAAGAATTCCTTCCCCCAATGTGGTCATCATGCGCTGACCGGACAGGGTCAGGGTGGACAAAGGACCGATTTTGGCGTCAGAAAAAGGCAAATATTCGCGAATGCTTGAGAGGATACCGCTGACAGCCTCTATGGGGGCCATTGCCATGCTTTTGATGCCGTCCACAAAGGTGGAGAGCAATTTTTCGCCGGATTCAAAGAGGTTGATGCCGTCAAAGAAGGCCAGCACACTGTTCCAGGCATCCTGAATCCCGGCCAGCAGGGATGCGCCGAACCCGGCAATGCTGCCCACAATGCTCTCCCAGGCATCGCTGACAAGGCCCGTGACCGATTCCCATGCCGCGCCTGCCGATGCCATGACGGCATCCCACGCCGCCTGCAGCCCGGAGAGAATGGACGCACCGAATGCCGCCAGCCCGGAAAGGATGCCGCCCCAGAATCCGGTGAGCAGGGACAGATACCCTTCCCAGGCAGCACTGATGCCGCTGGCAATGGCATCCCATGCCCCCTGTACGATGGCGGCAAGCCCACCGAAGATGCTGCCGACAAGGTCGCCGAATTTGGCAAAGACCCTGCCCAGCCCCTCAAATATCGCCTTCAGGTAATCCCCGGCTGCCGCAAAGTCCCCGGTGAACAGCGACACCAGAAAGCCGAACACATTGGCCATGTTTTCCACGCCAAGGGCAACAAATTCGATGATGTTCCCAAGGACACGCATACTGGCAGAAAGTGCCCCGCCCAGAACCTCGCCCAGAGATCGGGCACTGGATGCCGCGCTGTTCACCTCACCGCCGAAAACCCTGGCAAACAGATTGCCCAGTGTTTGCAGAATGCTGGACAAGGCCCGGCCTACCGGTGCGAAGGCTTCGGTAATCGGTGAAAAATCAAGAGCATCCCACAGGCCGACAAAGAATTCCCTGATGCGATAGACGGCACGGGCTACAGTGGACACCAGCCCCACCAGTCCGGCAGCCTTGATCTCCGTGGCCAGCTCGCCCCGTATTTCCCCGCTGCCGTCCTTCAGGGACTGGAAGAGTGCCAAAACGCCCTTGACCACCAGGGTGATGTTCTTCCACCAGCGGTTCAGAGTGTCGGCCATACCTCCGAAATTGGTGCGATAGGCCACATAGAGCGCACCCACCGCAGCTATGACCGCCCAAATGGGCCAGCCCAGTGTGAGCAAGGCAGCCTTGATGGGGGCAAGAGCACCTGTTACCAGCGGTGCCACCTTGGTTATTGCCCACATGGCTGCTGAAAAGCCTGTGACGGCAAGAACAGCAGTGGCCAGTGCTCCGGCTGCGCCCACCAGCCACTGCCCGAACGGGGTGTCGATAATGCTGCGTATGGCATCCACCAGTACGCCCAGCGCATTGGCTCCCCAGGAGATGGCGGGCAGAAAGACATTGCCCACGGAAATGGCCAGATTGGTGAGCTTGTTGCCCAGCAAAATCAGAGCATTCTGGGCGGTCTTGCTTCTGGCCTCAAATTCCTTCTGCATGGACCCGGCATACCTGGCCGAATCCCCCACCAGCTCAAAGGCATTGGAAAGATTGCCCATGTTCTTCAGCAGAGGGGCAATGGCCCCGATGCTTTCCTGCCCGAACATCTCCGTGAGCAGGGACATTTGCAGTTCCTTGGGCTTGTCCGCAATGGCCTGCAGTACCTTGAATATGGTGCCCTGCGCATCGGTCTGCATGTCCTTGGCCAGCTGGGTGGCAGACAGGCCGATGGAGGCAAAGGCAGCGGCCTGATCCTTGGACATGGCCGTACCCTTGACCAGAGTGGTGGTAAAACTCTTGAGTGCAGTAGCCGCTACTTCCGGGCTTGCCCCGGCAGAAAGAAATGCCGCGCCGAGGGCTGCCACCTGCGTTTCCGCAAGGCCGCAGCTCATGGCGACCGCGCCCACGCGCTGGATGACTTCGCCAAGGGCAGGGGCCGTGGCGTTCATGTTGTTGGAAAGATGATTCACAGCGTCAGCCAGCGAATAGACCTGTGGCAGAGTCAGATCCATGCCTGCCCGCCAGTCGGACATCATTTTCCCTGCCTGATCGCCGGTCAGGTCAAAGGCCACCCCCATCTTGGCAGCAGTTTCCGCAAATTCTGCCAAGTCCTGCTTGGCCACACCGCTTTGCCCGGCAGCGGCAATGATGGCGGCTATACCTTCTGCCGCCATCGGGATACGCCCGGCCATATCCATGACAGTCTGGTTCATGGCCTTGAATTCGGCAGCCGTCTCAAAACTGACAACCTTCGCCACATCGGCCATTGCGCTTTCAAAGGCTATGGCCTTGGACGTGGCTGCCCCAAAGGCAGCAAGCAAGGCCCCGGCGGCCAGAGCTACCGGGGCCATAGACATGGCCAGAGAACCCATGCGCTGCCCCAGAGAAGCGACACTGTTTTCCGTATGCGCCACGCTGCCCCGTATTCGGGCAAGCGGCCCGGACATCATATCAACGAGGGAAAGTGTGGCGAAGACGTTGAAAACTTCCATAGGTCACCCTTGTTGCCTGCCGTGGATCATACGGCCCAGCGTGGTGAAAAAACGCTCCTCCAGCCAGACGGCCTGCCCCAGCTGGACTTGCCATTCCTCCAGATCATCCGCAGGCCGGGAATGGAGCCAGTACAGGATCAGCGCGTCCCCCTGGCCTATGGCATCAGGCCGGACGATCAGTTTCCCAGATCACTGGAAATTCCCACACCCTTGATGAGTGCGGTGGAAAAGCTGGTGGCAATGCCCGGATAATCCTCCATAGCCTGTGTCAGGGCATCCTTGTCGTCTGGATGGACAGTGGACAGAAGGAGGTTGCGGGATGCCTGAGCGGCGTTCTTTCCGGCGGTATCCTGCAGACGCTTGATCTCCAGCTTGCTGGGCTTGGCAAAGCGGAAGGAAAGCTCCACATCCCTGTTCTCCCACTTGTCAAGGAAGGAAAGCTCAAAGGATGCATACTTGCGGGATTGGTCAGCTGCTTTTACTTCAGACATGGTTCGTACCTCTTGTTTGTGACCGGGCATCAGTGCCCGGCCACCAAACCGTAGCCTGAAAGCACGAAACGCGCCCGGAAAGAGCGCGTTCCATGCAGGGAAAATGGCGGCTGGAGCTAGAGGCTGAGGAATTCCCTCTTGGCAGGTACGCCATTCCAGAGGATGGGTTCAAGAATGGTGAATTCGCAGCTTATGGGCGAAACATTGGCATCGCCCTGCGCCCCACCGGCTCCGTCAAACTTGGTGATCTTGACGCTTTTGAGGGTATCCACCACATTGCCCATATCATTGTTGGCATAGGCCACAACGATGGTGAACGGCCTGTGGTCATAAATGCTGCCGCCACCAGTGGCCGCAAGAGCCACCTTGAGCTGCTCCCATTCCTCGCGATCCAGCACCATAGAGCCGCTGGCCTCGTAATTGGTACGGCCCCAGCCTCGCGGGATGGCCCCGCGCCCATAACGGGCCTCAATGCCCTGTCCGTCCGTGTACTTGATTTCGGTAATGCCTACGGCCTCACCGCTGGGAAGGATGATGTGCATATCCTCCCAGTCATAGTTCTTTCCATTGATAGCCATCAGTTCCTCCTTCCGGCAAAGCCCTGTTCTTCGGCATAGAGAACACCCTGTGCGGTCAGCCTGTACCAGCCCATCCTGTTCTGCCTGATATGTCCAAGGTCAGAAGCGAATGTCTTTGCCCGTTCCATCAGTGTACTGGTCTGGCAAAGCCGCTCGAATTCGGAAGGCCCGCTGTACGGGCCGTCTGAATCCGTGAATCTGTCATACAGGAAGCGGTAGAATTCTTCCCTTGCCCTGGCAAAGTCGGTCATGCCTTTCCCCCTACGCCACATTGCCTGTACGCGGATCAAAAGTAGACCCGGCATAGACATAGCGAGGATAGAGCTTGATCTGCCGGATGATGCCGATGCCGATCAGGGTGATGTCCACCGCTGCACCGTTGTTGGTTATGTCCTGTCCGGGGGCAATATCCACCACATAACCAGCCAGTTCCTTGGGATTGGCCTTGACCATAGTATCCAGGGCGTTTTCAAGATTGGCCTTGAGGTAGGCAATACCTGTGACGGAATCCGGCAGCAGGGGGTCTCCTGCTTCATCGTACATGCTCTTGAGGGCAGCGATACGCAGCAGACGCACGGCCTTGAACACGGTACGCAGCACTTCCTCATAGCGGTAGTCGCTGGTGGCGTCCGCCATAGTGCGGGAGTCCCCCCAATACACGCCGTCCAGCCCGGCGTACTTCTTGGCAGTCAGGAAACCCGCATCCTCCAGAGTGCTTTGCACGGCCTCCCAGCCTTCGGGCAAAAAGAGCTGGGAAACCGGGCCGTCCTTGACCCGGCCCGTGGCCCGCTGCACAGGGATGGAGATCACCCGTCCGGCCTGCAGGCCGCCAGCGTTACGCAGATGCGATGCCCCTGTGCTGTCCACCACTTCGCCAAACTGGCAGCATACGGTCACAAAACGTCCGGCAAAGCCCTGCTTTTCTGCCAGCAGCCAGGCGGCGTAGTCGTTCAGGTCTTCATTGGCGTAGGGCAGCCGGGTTTCCATCTTGAAATAGGTAGGCCGATGGAGATTCCACAGTTCCTCCGCCTTGGTCTGGGCGGCGGCCCAATCCACAGAATCCGTGGGCCCGGCCACATGGACAAATTCCACATCATACAGGGCCAGCGGGCTTTCCAGCGCATCCATGACATCTACAATGGATGGCACCGGGGCCAGCAGCCTGCAGGTGTAGGTGGTACCAGCCGTATACAGCCCTTCGGGGAAGGTCAGGCTTACGCCAAAACCGGACACGTCTGCCTTGCCGTCCACCGGCAGGGTACGCACGGCCTGAAAGTTGTCGCCACCATCCACGGAAAGCTGGTAGGTGCCCTCGTTGAGGCCGCCGCCCTTGACGATCTGCAGCACAAGCTCTGCTCCGGCCAGAACGCCGTTTTCCGTGGTCACGGCCACAAGGGGACTGGCTGTATCGCCCATGCGCTCCACCGGGCCAACGGCACAACGCACTGTGACAGAAAACGTTGCCCCTGCCTCCAGTTCCGCATCGGTCGGGAATACCAGTGTGACTCCGGTGGCCTCCTCTCCCGCACCGATGACCAGCTGTTCGGCCGAGGTCTGGGCTTCGCCATAGGTTTTGCCACCATCGATGGAGGCTTCTACCGTGGCTGTGCCGATGCCCCCAGCAGTGACCACACGCAGCACGATGTCCGCATTTTTGGCAGCAAGCCCGGAAACCACGGGTACTACATCACTGCCTGTAACCACAGGCTCGGTGATATAACCGCTTTGCTGCCCCCGGACAGGCACGGCAACGATGGCTGGTTCCTGCCCGGCTGTGACAAGCATATCACGTAAATGATCCACCAGAGGGCCGCTGCCCAGCAGCTCCTCAAGGTTGGAGCGTTTGCCCACAAGATACGCCTTGCCTACAGTGCCCTGCGAGCAGACGCCAGCCACAATGGCCTTGCCGTCCACACCGCCAGCCACAAGGCCGGACGTGCCGTCCACAAGATAGGTGATGACATCGCCCATAGCGATATTCCTCCTTTTTTAGCGGTTTGCTGTCGTCATCCGTAAGCGGGCAAGACCCGCTAACGGCTGCCGCAACCTACCTCCGTCCTCCGCCGATACGGCGGGTCTTCAGGGCGTCAAGCGCAGTCTTGAACTCCTGCTCACTGACGTGCCTGTCCCCTGTCCAGTCCATGAAACGGAGCAGGGCTGCCTCCTGCCATGCCGGAATCCGATGCCGATCCACCAGCACGGCCAGAGGCTCCAGTTCCGATGTTTGCGATGTCTGCTCAGGGGGCTGCACTGTCGCTTCGGCAGGAGTTTCCGGCGTAGCTGCTGCGGCTTCCACCGGAGTTTCCAAAACCATTGTCGGTGCGGCTTCCAGGCCTGTTTCCATCGGCATGGTTTCCATGTTTTCTTCTGTCTGCCCATTGTCCGGGGAGTTTTTTCTGGCCATTGCTGTTCCTCCTAGGGTTGTACGTTTGGATATATGGTAAAGGTGGGAATCAGGGCTTCCACTTCTTCTGCTGTTATGCGCCACACAAAGGACAGCACAAACAGACGGTTGACCTTGGTAAAAACCTCTATGACTGCATCGCCCACCCTCTTGTCCGGCGGGCGACCGAAGGTGGCCTTCTGCGCCCGAACCCGAACCCAGTTGCCACGGCTGTCGTTCCCACCACGCGGCAAACGGGCTACAAAATCAACGCTGAAGGTTTCCAGCCACGCCCTGTCCTCGGCCAGCACATTGGCGGAAACCGTCTGCTCCACCTCGTACAGCTCCCGCTTGCGAAGATACTCTTCTCTGGTGCGCCACACGCCCAGTTTGCGCCCGGTGCGGGTATAGCGTTCCGGCAGGAACTGCAGCTCGATACGGGGCCGTTCTATGGTCAGGTTGTCCTTTTTCACCAGATCGATGACCCGCCCTTCGGGCAATCCGGCTGCCAGAGCTGCCTGCGTGATGACACTGGTGGCAAAGGTTTGCATCACCTTCTCCCGAAGGCATTGCCCATGTACTCGGCAATGGTTTCCTTCACTTCCTCAAGGTCATCGGCTGAAATACCGATGAAAGGCCGGGCCGGGATGGTGATCTCTTTGGCAAAGACATCCTCGCCCCCGATTCCCTTGAATTTTAGACGCTTTTTGGACTTGGGCCGAATCTTGCCCCCAAGCTGATGGATGCGGGCGTATTTGGCATTGGTGCCCACCAGGACTGTTTCCGGAGTGGTGGCGTAGTCTATGGAATCCCGAAGCCTCCCTGTATCGTTCAGGGTCTGCCCGCCTGTGGTCTGCGCCCGGCGGGAAGGCTGCCACTTCCTACCCTCCGGGTCCTCTTCCATACTGAAGCGCAGGACTGCCCCGGAGACCAGGGCTTCACCAATACTGCTCATGAGTTCCTGCCGTTCTGCCATGTTGCGGCAAGCCTTGTGGATGGCCCTGTCCAGCCCGTTCCATTTCAGGGAGACTCCAGAGTTTCCGGCCATAGCTACAGCCCCCTAAAATCAAAGAGTGGCGGACGGCTCACCACGGCAAAGCCGGGGGCTTCACGATCTGGATTGGCTTCTTCCAGCGGCAGTTTCTGCTTGCCGGAAACGATGTCATCCAAAAGCTCAAGGACGTGCTTCCACTGCTTTTGCAGCGGTATCCATTCGTTGTCGGAACTGGCTTCGGTATCTACCAGAGACGTGATGGCCTCCACGATCCGGTAGGCACTGATCACCGCCCCTATATAGCGTACAAGCTCCGGCACATAGGGCCAGGGCTGCGGATAGCGGT